AAAATCACCGGATATGCCGCAGTTTATCACCGTGCCGACGATGACGGCACCGAGTACAGTCTCGGCGCGGACATCGTAGAACATATTATGCCCGGCGCGTTTGACGATGCCATCGGGCGGGACGATGTCCGCGCTCTTTTCAATCACGATCCCGATCATGTGCTAGGGCGCAACCGTGCGGGCACGCTGCGGCTCACTGCCGACGCGCGCGGGCTGCGCTATGAAGTTGACATGCCTGACACGCAACTCGCTCGCGATCTCCGCGAGTCAATCAATCGCGGCGACATCAGCGGCAGCAGCTTCGCTTTCACAATTCCCGAAGGCGGGCAGGAATGGCGCGAAGATGGCGACCGCGTCATTCGCGAGATTCGGGCCGTCGCGCTGCACGATGTCGGGCCGGTCACCTATCCAGCCTATGAGAGTAGCACTACGCACGCACGCGCGTGCTACACTAAATGGCGCGAGGGGCGCACCGAAGACGCACCGGCACCAGCGGCAGAACCAGCACCGGAACCGGAGCCTGAGCTAGGCATACCGGCCGATGTGGTAATTGCGACCGCGCGACTGCGCGAGATCGACGCGGCCGAATAGCCGCGCAAAAAAATCGAAAAAAATCGGCTTTTGCGCTTTTAACGCCTTGTAATGCTACGTTTTGCGCGTATCTTTACCACATGATGAACGACGCAACAACCCAACAGGAGACATACAAGATGACCTACGATTGCACAGATTCCATCGCTCACGCAAAGCGCACCCTGGCAGATATGCGGGACGTTCTTTCAGATCGCAATATTGCCATGCATGAGTTTCACATTGCCCACCTGGAGCAATGCCAACGCAATCACCTTGAGCGGATCGCCGCCGAATCAGCATAAAACCTCAACGCCGCGCCCGGCGGCTAAACCGGGCAAGGAGTGCAAGATGGCTATAGATGTCGATTGGAAAGAGGGAATTCCGCCGCGCAAGGGAATGTACTGGCTTACCATAAAAAACCAGGCCGGATTCGAGGTGGGGGAATGGGAAAGCTGGGACGATGCAGAAGAATATCGAATTCGCAGAATGCCATGCAACATTGTGGCGTATGCCCGCAGAGTGCCGCCAATGCCCTACGGTGCCGATCAGGGACAACGGCCCCCTATTAATCCCATTCTCGCTAAGCGACGACAACGGGTCGTAGATGAATGCATTTCAAGCGGTGCGCTTGTCCAGGGCGACGACGGGTACTGGCTATTCTGGCCAGACAAGTCACACCCCTACATTCAGGATGACCTGCTTTGCATACATATGGAGATGGCAATCCGCAACGGTGAAGTGGCAAAACAGCACGCATTGTTCTTTGACCAAGGGGGCCACTGATGAACCATCCAGCCGTTCAGGATGCAAAAGAACGCGCGCGCAAGGTATACGGCAGGGATGCGCGCCCCCGCGAACTCAAATCGTTTATAGAAGCCATGGACGGGAGATGCGGATGGCCGGCCAATGAAGCGAATTGTGCCCGTTGCGAGTACTACAAAAACAAGGAAGTGCAAGGCATGACTAAGCGCGAGCGCATACCGAGCGAGCCCAAGTCAGCGAGCATTCTAGTAAAGTGCTCGCCGGCTTGGCGGGCCACCGTCAAGGCCGCAGCGGACAAGGCGGGGCTGTCGGTTGGCCAGTATCTACGACAGGCAGCAAACGAGAAGATGGCCGGCCCAAGTGTCAGATTTTGACTAAAAGTGTCAGACAACACCCGCCGACGCCCGGCGGCTAAACCGGGCGAAAAATACGCCGCAAGTTGCAATCGCGCTTGCGGCGTTTATTTTTGCACGTCCGGCGCCGTTGCGCTTGGCGATCCGACATAGGCCGCGAGGCCGCTAACTTTATCTGCCGTTGCCGATTCGCACGCGCCACCAGGTGCAGCGTATCGGCTTTTTTTATGGCAAAAATTGGACAGAAAAAAATGCCCACAATTAAGCAACTTCAAGAGCAGCGCGGCGAAGCGTTGTCCGAGATTCAGCGTCTTCGCGACGTGATCACCACCGAAGACCGCGACTTTTCCGCAGACGAACGCAGCGCATGGGAAGCGAGCAACGATCACTACGATCAGATCAGCGAACGCATCGCCATCATCGAGCGTACACGCGACATCGAAACCGCCCAGCCCATCGTCGACGAGCCGGCAAAAGCCGACGCTCCCGACTTTCGTTCCGTGCTGATGAGCCAGCAGCAGATCGACATTCCGTTGAGCCGCACCGCTCCGCGTACCGTCGCTGAAGCTCGCGCCAACTCGACGACCACCGACAGCGAAGGCGGCTACCTCGTGCCCACCACGCTCGGCTCGGCCGTAGAAGTCGCGCTCCTGGAGTTCGGCGGCGTCCGCGAAGTTGCTACCGTGATTCGCACTGAAAGCGGCAACCAGATCGATTTGCCGACCGTTGACGATTCCGGCAACACCGGCAGCGTGGAAGGCGAAAACGACGGATTGGCAACCACCGACGTGAGCTTCGGAGTAAAGTCGCTCAACGCNTACAAGGTNNCGNNCTGATCTNGTAAAGATCCCGTTTGAGCTGTTGCAGGATAGCGCATTCGATCTCGGCAGCCTTCTCGGCCGACTTCTCGGTGAGCGAATCGCCCGCAACGCCTCGGCGCTTTACACGACCGGTTCGGGCTCTTCGACCGTCAATGGTGTCGTTACCGCTTCTGCGGCCGGTGTCACCGCTGCCGGCGTCGCCGCGATCACCAGCGATGAGCTCATCGACCTTTACCACAGCGTCGGCCGTGCATACCGCCGCAACGGTACTTGGATGCTGGCGGATTCAACTGCCAAATACGTCCGAAAGCTCAAGGATGGCGACAGTAACTACCTGTGGCAGCCCGGCCTGAGCATGGGCCTGCCTGACACGCTCTTCGGCGCTCCGGTCATCACCAACGACGACATGGCCGCGCTTGCCACCGGCAACAAGACCGTCCTCTTCGGCGATTTCTCCCGCTACTACATCCGCGACGTTGGCGCAGTTCGCCTCGTTCGGTTGAACGAGCGTTTCGCTGATAACGATCAGATCGCCTGGGTTGCGATTCTTCGCACCGATGGCGAGCTCGCCGATGCTGGCACTAATCCCATCAAGCACCTCGTTCAGGCGTAAGCCTAAACGCAACATTAGCAACCCGGCGGAGCTTTCCCTCCCTGTGCTTCGCCGGGTTGCCCCTTCGGGGGAGGAGTAAAAAAATGACGAAGAAAATCAAACTACTTACCGGCCGTTGCGGACCGGCTGGATCATTCGCGCCCGGCGAAATTATCGAAGTAGAAGCCGACGAAGCCGTGCGAATGCTCGCCAGTGGGCAAGCGGAGCCGGTGACCGCCAAGAAGCCTAGAACAGCAAGCAAACGCGCCAGCAAGCCGGCCGAATGATCGAGCTAGTCGGCCGCACACTCGTCACCGCGCCAACAGGCGAGCCCATTACCCGCGACGAATGCAAAACATTCGCGCGCATTGACTCGACCGCCGAGGATTCGCTGATTGATTCGCTGCTCGTCGCGGCGCGCGAACTCGCGGAGGAGTATTGTGATCGGCAGATAATGGAAGCGACGTATGACCTCACATACGACACCTTCCCCGGTGCCGGGTTTATCGAGATACCCTACGCTCCGACATCATCGATCAGCAGCGTTAAGTATGTCGATGTTGATGGCGTGCAGCAGACGCTGACCGGTGCCGACTATGTTGCCGACGTGGACGTTGACCCTGCGCGCATATACCTCGCCTACAACGCAACATGGCCGACAGTGCGGGCACAGCGCCACGCGGTCACAGTGCGCGCGGTCGTCGGCTATGCTGACGCTACCGAGGTGCCGGACGCGATCAAGACCGCGCTAAAAATGATGGTTACCGCTTGGATGAATGACCGGGAAGGCTGCGGCGCGATGCCTGACGGTGCCCGGCGCATACTCGACCGCTACAGATTCCGCTATGGGGCATAACGATGGCTTGCGCAAATTGCAAAAAGAAGAACGCGGCCCGCGCGAAGCGACTGACCACGCTCGACCTTACCGATCGCGTCGAGTTTGAGTCGCCGGGCGATACCTACGCGGCCGACGGCAGCATCACGCGCACTTACACCGTAGACTATGCGCGATGGGCGCGACTCAAGCCACGCGGCGCCGAGCCTGACCAGTTCCGCGAGATCGAAGGCCACACGACCTACAGCGTCGAGGTGCAATACGACGCGACGCTGGCGGCGAACCTTAAAGACACGCACCGCATCGCGCACGATGACGGGCGCTACTTCGACATCTTGCGAATTGAGAACCACGCGCCCGACAAACTGCTGATTGTCGCGAATGATTACGGCGCCGTGATCGTGACCGATGGTCTTCTACATGATTCGGTGAACTATGACGTGATTCTGCGCAACGAGAAGCGGGCGCAAGAGTACACCGACGCCGGCTTGGAAAAAACATTGCGCACCGTTGCACTGGCGCGCGTCTCCGAGTTTTCGCCGGCTTTCTCGGCACTGAATGAAGACGTGACGGTGCGCGGCGAAGTCCTGCGCGTGATGGAAGTCGAAAAGGCAGAGCGCAGCGATTGGCTGCGGCTGACCTTGAAAAGGGAGTTCGACTGATGCCGATCAATAGCAAATGGAGCACTGAAGAGGCTGTAGAAAGCGCGTGGAGCTATGCGCTATCACAAAACACGATGCTAAGCACGCTCGGCGTAGATACCATACACCTAGGACAATTGCAGAGCACGGAAATAGCTTACCCGTTCGTTATGGTTAGTGCGGCCAACATCGTGCCGGCCACTCGCAAATTTCACGACAGGATAGAGATAGCGACGACCGAGATAATAGTCAGGGTGAGCAAGCGAAAAGACCTGGCTAAGCAAAAGTTTTACGACCTATGCGGTGCCGTGCGCGCGGTGCTGCTCGCTGACGATCTGAAAACATGGCTAAACAGCGATTTAACAGATCACGAAATATACAACGAGCTTTACCAGCCTGAGGCTATCTCATCGATTGACTCGACCGACGCGCTATATCATGGGCGCACATTTGACGTTGCAATCTCAATCGGCCCGGTGATCACATGATAAGCACAAAGATAGCACCCGCAGGAATAAAGCAGTTCAAGCGCAACCTCAAGCGCGTGCATCGCAGCGGAAAATATGGCATCATCAACACTATAAAATTTGGCGCAAAAGATGGAGTGAGGGCGATGGTCGGGCAAACTGGCAAGCCCATCAAAACAAAGACCCGCTACGTTTGGGCCGACAAGTCGAAGACGCGCGTGATTGACTTGGGTAGCAAGGGGAAGGTGCCGACACCTGGCGCCGGTTTCGGTCGTTCGGGATGGGCGCGCGCAGCGCAAAAGCTGAACATTAGCAGCGCGGCGAAATATGGATACGGGCCGGGCTCGGCTATGGTGCGGCTCAATGCGACCGATCCTATAGTTAGCGCGACGAATAGCGTATATTACGTCGCCAATATGGACGCGGGGCGCGCCTTGCCAGGCATACCGCACCAAGAGGATAGTTATCGAGGCCCGCACGTTCACCGTCAATCGCGCGGCATCGTGCGCAAGGGCATGAAAGAGGCGCAGAAAACCTACAATAAACAGATCAAGAAAACCATAGAACGAATGCAGTACAACTGGAGATAAAAAATGGCAAAAACAACAGACGTAACGGCAGCCTTCCCGGCGGCTATAACCGCTTTCGGCACTGTATCAAGCTGGACCGTGACGCAGACGGGCAAGAACGTGATCGGCCACGATGAAGACGGCGAAGTTGATGCCGAGTCCTATACCGAAATCAACTATGAGCTCGAAATCGAGGGCGAAACCGATGGCGCTGCGCCCGCAGTCTCCGACGTGATCGCATTCGACGGCCGCAACTACGTCGTCGACGAAGTGTCATACGGCGAGAGCAACGATGCGGTCGGCACCTTCTCGATCAAGGCGCACAGCTACAAGAACCTCGGCTAATGATGTCGTCCGACGAGCAAAAGCGTCTGATAGACGCGATGCAGGCCGACCCCGACTTTCGGGCGGAGATGGCCGCGCTAGCTGCCGAGCCTGAGCAATCGGCCGGCAGCGGCGCCGCGTTCTCTGGCTGGGACTTTTGCGGGCGTCATATCGCGCCACCTGGGCCGCGCGTATGGCGATGGCTCGACATTGCTAATTCTCCGCTCGCGCCCGGTGGCGACTTCGCCAGCCTGACCGACGCGGACCTTGTCCTGGCGCTGCGGGTGATTTGCGAAGGGCGCGACGCAATCAAGCCCTACCTGTCGTTGCCAGCACGCCAACGACGGGCGAGCGATGCGCGCGCGATAGAGCTGGCAGAATCAGCAGAAGCGGAAGCGATCGAGGGCGCGTATAATTGGGCCGACCAGTTCGATGCCACCATTCAAGAGATCGCGGATATAGTCGTCGAAGTGCTGCAATCATCGGCGCCGATCGCCATAAAAAAAAACTGCAACGATGCTCCGATGAATGGATAGCCGAGATATACGCATTCGCGGCAAGCAAGCTGCATTTGTCGCCCGATCAAGTAGACCGGATCGGCATGGGCGCGCTTGCGATGATGGTGGAATCATGGGGAGAATTAAGCGGCGCGCGCGGCGCACCGAAGCTGACCAGCAAAGGCGCCCGGCGCATAGAAATATTTAGCAGGTATAAGAAAAAATGGCTGCAAAAACTACACTAACGACCGTATTTAACGGCGAGACGAAAAACTTTTTTCGATCGCTTTCGGAAGTCGAAGTCGGCATAGGGGGCGTTGTTACAGCCGTCGCGGGCATAGGTGCCGCAGTTGCTGGCGTAGGCGTCGCAATGGCTAAGATTTGGGCCAATACCGTGCGCGGTGCTGCAAATGCTGGCGACGAAATCGGCAAGATGGCCGCGCGAACGGGCATATCGACTGAGGCACTACAGAAACTGCAACTCGGTGCGGGCCTGGCGGGCGTCGAGATCGGCAGCGTCGAGAAAGCCGCGCGGCGCATGGGCGGCACTATCCTCGATCTCGAGAACGGACTGAGCACGCCGACGCGCGCGTTTGATCGGCTCGGCTTATCGCTCGAAGACGTGAAGGGCAAAACACCCGATAAGCAGCTTGAGACATTAATGGGCGCGCTCGCAGGCGTAGAAGATGCCAGCACGCGGGCCGCGCTTGCCGAAGACATCTTCGGCCGATCGGGCACCGCGCTCCTGCCGATGGTGGAGAAGGGCGCGAAGGGCTTTCGCGATCTGATGAAAGAGCGCGCAAAGCTCGGCAATTTTATGACCGACGAGCAGATCGACAACGCTGAAGAGTTCAACGATTCGCTACTGAGAATGCGAACGGCCGTCAAGGCTATTTCATTCCAGGCGGTCGCCGATTCATTTCGACCGCTCGCCGATCAGTTCAACGAGTTCGCCCAAGGTGGCGGGCTGCAATCTGCATTGCCGGCGCTGAAAAGCATCTCTAATATGTTCCGCGATCTCGCTACGATGTCGCTCGATATATTGCAGAGCGAAGCAACGATCAAAGGCGTACAACTTGCCGCCGATTCTATAGGTGCGGCCGCGCAAGCGGTCAGCGAGCTAACGGGCGCCGACCCAGTAGAGCAGGCAGGCGGCAGAGCCGCGATAGAGCGTGAGGGTGCGACTGTTTGGTCGCAGCTACCTGCTGCAATATTGGAACATCTTACGCCCAAATTCGGGGCGCAGACATTCGCCGGAATGGGATCGCCGGAGATGCTGGCGGCGATGCGCTCGATCGATTCAAAGATGCCCGCAGCACAACCTGGAGTCGCTTACTAATGGCCGTCCCGATACATCCTGAAAAGCCGATCGATTACGCGAACTTTCGCAGCTTGGATAATGCCAAATGGATTCGCCGTAGTTGCGGCATCAGAGTGCAGCGACGATTGCAGGCCGGCAAAGATGCAGCCTATCAACAGATGCGCACGATACACGCGGTAATGAGCGCGCGGCTACGATCTGACGGGCTAACGCTGCAAGCGCAATATCAGTTCATGCGCGATCAAAACTTCTTTGCATCCCTATCGAGTGGAATCGGCGTGCATCTCGGCAGCACAACACCGCCATCGACTGAGTTTACCATCGAAACCTACGACACTATCGATCCGACGCTGCCCGAAGATGATGGCGGCGATCCTCCAGTGCCTACGCCGTTCTACAACAAGGGTTTGCGCGTCGATAACTGGAGCTGCCAGGATCACGGAGACGGCACCAGCACGATCACCGTGAGCCTCACGCAGACCTCAGATTGGGCCGACGAATGAACACCGCACCGCAAGACGATTTTTCCGGCGACTTGGCGCGCAATCTAGGCGGATGGAGCGACGACGCGCTGCTGAAGGAACTGAGCCGGCGTACTACGATGACGACCGACGCCGATCACGAACTGATTAGCACCGGCGCCGGTATTCACTTGCAGCATCGGCGCGGGCCTGAGCGCCAACCCATCTCCGTCACCTACGACTCCACCTCCAGCGAGTTCACCATCACCGTCACCGACATGCGGTGGGCATATGACAACGCCGGACTCCCCGCAGAAGAAAAAACAGACCCCACCGCACAAGGCACATTTGAAACCGTCGCCTGGACCTTCTCCGCAGGAAATGGCGACGTCGAAATCGGCTACGAGCCCACATACTCCCCCAACGTCCACGAACACGCCAACGTCACCTACTCACTCAAATTCGTCGATCACAATAGCCTAGCCACCGACAGCGCCGACGCCAGCAACCGTGGAGGCACCGGCACCTTCCGCCGCCTCGCCAAAGTCACCCTCAAGGGCGACGGCACTTACACCATCCCCTACAACATCACCAAGCCTCACGTCCTCGTTCGCCCCGAGCCGCCCGCCACTCGAAGCTTCTGCGAGTACGACGACGACACCGGCACCCTCAACGTCTACAACCTCGACGACACCGGAGACGGAGGACTCACCGCGAGTCTCGCCATACCCGCCCCATCTGGCGAGCGCATCGTCTGCTGGGGCATCAAGCGTGGAGGCGGAATCGAGCTCGACTTCCACGACTCCATAAACTGGCTAGTCACCCCCCTCCGTGTCTGCCGCATATCCGTCGACTCATCCGGTTATCTCACCTACCTCAAACCATACACCGAACGTCTCCAGTACGCCCGCTCCCCCGACCTCGTCGTCCTCGAGATCATCGACCACGAGGCTGGTGCCAAAACCGCAGAAGCACACATCTGGCGCGGCAGCTACTACTACGATGCCACCACCACTCCCGCCACCGTAAACAGTCCCGACACCGGCACCATCACCGCCCACGTCATCCAACTCCATGATGATGAGATCCTCGCACCAGGTAGACTCTTCTTTGGGCGCCGCCTCGTCACCGGCATCGTCGAGATCATACCCTTTACCCTCCAATGATTACCAACTGGACAGACGAAGACATGCACTGGGACGACCTCTCCGGTCGCATCACCCATCGCAAATACGTCCAAGCCATCCGCCTCGCCCTTCTCGAGCGCATGTCCTGCATCCATGAGGACATCGGTTCACTTCCGCATCTCAGCGATTGGGGACTTGGCGGCAGCAAATATCCGCCGGAAGAAAATTGGTCCATTGGCACCGCAAACCAAGCACTCGATCTGGTCGACTACCTGTCAGGCGGCACTGCCCGTAACGTCATTTGGGGGATACAATACTACATCGACGAGATCATTCCCCTATTCTGCAACCATCACGACGAGGCTAACTGGCACCACTCCGCAGCCGGCACCCCGGCACCAAAAGTATGGACCGAGCCAGATCTTATGACGCATCTGGGACAAACCAGAATCCGCTTCGAGCATGACGCACGCTATGGACTGGGATCAACCGGGCTATCCAGCCAGCAATTCACCGCCGCCTGGCTACGCCAGCAGTATGACATTATAAACCAACTGCGATGGATGCGTGTTCACTACAGCTTCCAGGGAAAATTCTTCTCCGGTGGTGCTACCGTCGGCGGCAAAAAATTCGGGCAAGTCGATCGCAGCACATGGGCAGATGCAAAAGCCGCAGCAGAGAGCGCGTGGACCGCATCCAGCCTCACCACTCAAACCAACTCTGCCGGTGCCCCCCGTCAGTCCACTCGCAGCAGCTACAACGTCGCCGGGCCTGACTACAACGCCCAAATGTACAGCAACCGAAACTCAGTCAGTTGCACCATTATGCACAGATACGCAGCCGACGTCGATTTCTACGGACTCGTCGAAGGACTCGCAGTCCCAGACAAATACAACCTCTCAGCTATCGACGTCTGGCATAGCATCGGCACCACCACTATCACCAAGGCCGCACCAGGACCGCCCAACCCCGTCATTCCCAGCCTCTCCCCCGCCATCGTCTTTTCTCCCCTATTCGGGTCGCTCACCATGCCCTCCCCCTGGCTAGACGAACCCACAGAGGGAGCCAACACCTACAGGGGCTGGCACATGACCGACTACGCATGTGCCGTCAAGTACGACCAAGACTCGACCAACGGATTCCAGTTCCTCCCCTGAAAAAAGTGTCTACCGCCACCACTAAATAAGCCCAACCGTCCAAAAAACCTGCTACCTTAGATCCACCATGAAAAAGCTTGCAAATATATTAACTTTACAACGCGCGGGCGCTATATTCCCGAACAAGAAATAGGCGGATAAAATGGCCAAAAACAACTATCAGCTCGTTTGCGATCTTAGCCGCTCTTTTTTCATGGATTCGGCATCGTCGCGCGTGCCCGTCATCGCAGGCAAAGAAACAATCGTACCGGACCAAGTGGCCGGCGATTCGTTCGCGATTTCGCTTCTCGTATATGATGACTACGACGCCGACGTAAAGCACGATTTCGGCGCAAGCGCGACAGCGAAACTATACATCAAAGAGCGCGACAGCGAATCAGACCCGTACACGATAGACGCGGCCGGCACAGTAGCGCAGAGCGAAGCGGCTGAATATGATACCGTTAACTTCTCCGTGGATTCCGGCGCCGTGCCTGACGGATTGGGTAATAAAGATTGCATACTATACGCGGTGATCAGCGGCACGAACGAGCAACGCACGCTCGTACAATATGTCTCGATATTCGGCACATTTGGCGCCGCGACCAGTACACCGAGTTCAGCCGACGTTGCGGGCTCGATTTACCAGGTAGTGGCAAAGACGACCGCGCCAGGCGTCAGCGATGACAGCTCGGCAGGGTACGCAGTCGGCGACTACATCTGGCATTCGACCGGCTCGCAACTTTACAAAGCCACTAGCGTTGTTGCCGGTGCTGCGACATGGGCCACCGCAAGCGCGATTGACTCGCACGCGGGGACTGCGCATTACTTGTGCGACACGACAGCCGCCGACGTTACCGTTGCGCTGCCGACCGGCCAAGCTGGCGAGATTGCGCACATTAAAAACGACAGCGGCGCAAACTCGGTCACGATCAGCGGCACGATCAAAAACACCACGACAATTACGCTCGATGCGGCAGATGATGCAATGATCATTCGCAGCAATGCCGCCGCCACTTGGATAAATCTGAACTTTGACACGATTATTCGATGACAACGCAGAGCACAAAAAATAGCATACGAACGCTCTCAGCGCCGGTGCCGGTGCTGCAACCTAGCGGCGCGCAGTTCTACGAGATCGATGCCAGCAGCGTCGCCGTTGCGGTCAAACTACCGGCGCCCGTTCCCGGCGCTGCTGCAACATTTTTTGCCATTGACACGACTAACGCGGTGACAATATCCGCAACGACTGCCGGCACGATAAACGGCAACGCTAGCGAATCTATTACCCTCGAAAATCCCGGCGATGCCATCGCACTACTCGCCGACTCCGCTACCGATTGGCGCTACTTAAATATCAGCACAACTAACCTGAGTTAAAAAATGAAAAAAGCATTACTTTTCATGGCCGCTATCGCAACTTTTGCCGCGCAGTATGAGCCAATTCAACGGACAAAAGACGCGACCGGAACAGTCACGCAAAACATCGATTTTACCGGCACTACGAAGGTGAACGGCACCGACATCGGCGCTTTTAATTTCACGACACCAGCGCAAGGCGACGTGCTTTACTACGACGGCACTAACTGGGTGGCGCTAGGTGCTGGCACAAGCGGCGAATTTCTGAAGACACAAGGCGCGGGCGCCAATCCGCTATGGGCAACGCCTACCGGCGCTGGAGATGTTGCCGGGCCGGGCTCTAGCGTAGACAACCAGGTCGCGCGATTTGATTCGACTACCGGCAAGATCATACAGACAAGCGCGATCACCATCGACGACAGCGGCAACCTCGGCAGCGTCGGGAATATCAGTCTGAGCGGCACGGTAGACGGTATCGACGTGAGCCAGCTAGACGCCGACTCCCTAAAGGACACGACCTTTGACGCGCAGACGATACTAGTCGCAGTGACTGATGATACGCCCGTTGCGACGACGATTGCAGACTCTCAATTTGTCGGCAGACCGTCAGGCGGAAATGTGGGCGCGATGACGAAGGCGCAGGCATTGACCGTGCTGAATGTGGCCGATGGCGCGCAAGCAAACTGGACGACGGTGACGCAAGGCATCGCGGAAGCCGGCACAAGTACGACCGAATACAGTTGGACACCGGAGCGAGTAAAACAAGCAGTCGTAGCGCTCGCGCCCGCGACCACGGGAGTCTATCGCAACCTGTGGATCGGCGCCGGCGCGTTTATCCCGAACGAAACAAACGGCGCCGAAGCATTGACAAGCGAAACCGCGAGCAACGCGGTAATGTTCGACCACCTTAACTACGACGCCAGCACGATAGAGAGCGCGTGGGCTAATTTCGTATTACCCGATGAGTGGAACTACGGCACCGTTAAAGCCAAAGTATACTGGGATTGCCTGGCGACCGGCGCGAATGACGTAGTATGGTCCGTCGGGATTGAAGCGGTCGGAAATCACGACGTACTCGACCACTCGATCAGCACCGCGCAAACCGTCACCGACACCGTTCTGAGCGTCGGCGACGTGCATATCAGCGACGCGACCGCATCAATCACAGTCGATGGCTCGCCCGCCATCGGCGATATGATCTTTTTACAACTCAAGCGCGTGGCGAACGATGCCGGCGACACCCTCGCAGTCGATGCAAAATTTTTGGGCGTGATGCTGCAATATTACGAATCCACCACCGAGCCGGCGGCGTGGTAATGATGCGCGCACTAGCGATATTTTTGATATGCGCGGGCGCGATAGCCGGGCCAGTGCTGCAACATCGGCGCGGCGCTTTCCGCGCGGGCGGAGGCGCATGGCTCGATGCAAACTACAGCAAGCGAATCGCTGTAACCATCGACGCCACGCAGATCAGCAGCACGCTTACCGACTTTCCGGTCTTCGTGCGCTTGGATGACTTGCCCGCTTCTTTCTTTACCACCGTGCAGGCCGATGGCGACGACATCCGCGCAAGCGCAGACGATCACACGACCGAGCTCGACGTGGAGCTCGTCGCGATTGACACCGGCGCAAGCACTGGCGAGCTTCACATTAGCGTGCCGAGCGTGGACAGCGCGACCGACACGGTTATCTACATCTACTACGGATACGGGAGCGCGACCGCATACGCAACGCCGGAAAATGTCTTCGGCACGTCCGGTGCGGGCTATATGCACGTTTACCACCTTTCGACGGCGGCAAACGCCGAGCAAGTCAACAGCAGTCGGAGCGATGGCAATCTCAACCTGGACGCCAACAATTTTGAGAGCGGCGATAGCGTCGCCGGAAAGGTAGGGCAAGCGGTTATCGCCGACGGTAGCAACGAGTATTATGCAGCGCCGCAATCGGAGGCGGCTAGCTACCTGCGCCCTGATGGTAGCTTCACGCTTTCCATGTGGCTGAAGGCTGACACGTTCGGATCAGACACCTACTACGGCAATCAAATGAACTCGACAACCGGCGGAATTAGCCTCTGGATATGGTCCAGCAATTTGCGTGCCGGCTACGGTGGCTCCGGCGCCGCGTGGACAAACATAACCTACCCGACCTCATCGATGTCAACCGGTTCGTGGTACCACGTCGTGGTAAAAAGCAACGGCAGCACCGGGCGACTGATCGTCAATGATGTCCAGGTAGATAGCGGCAGCGTCGGCGGCTCGCATAGCTGGGCGGCATATCCGCTCTACATCTTCCGCCGCGAGGACGGTAGCGGCTACGCTGACGGCACGCTCGACGAGATCAGGCTACACGATACCGAACTATCAAGCGATTGGATCAGCGCCGAATACACCAACCAAAACACACCCACGTCATTTTATACAATTGGAACTGAGGAAACACAATGATCAAATCACTCGCCATCGCAATCGTCATCGCATCCGCCGCCGTTGTCGGTGCGGAAACCCTGGACGACCTAGCCGCGCGCCTTGTCAGTAGCGGCACGGTGACCGCAACCGGCGCATTCAGCGCGCAGGGTAACACGATCGCAGTGAACGACGCGACAGGCCAGCGCGCGCTGACGGAGGGGCGGCTACCTGTCACCGTCACCACCGACGGCAACGGCTCACAGAAGCTCACATTTGTACTCGTCCTGGTGTACGATCTCGGACAAGGCGACGAAAGCGCGCACCTAGTCAGTACCGACGTTGCGAACTATACCGCGCCCGTCATCGAACCGACGCCGTTTGAGGCTGCAAAAATTGCAGTAGACGCGGCGCTCGGTGTTGGTAATTGGACATTCGTGAGCATCGAAAGCAGCAACGCCGGCACCATCGCCAAAATTCGCCGCAATGCGGATAGCGTCATGCTCGCCGTAACCCTCGGAGCCGATGGCTCACCGATTACCGTTGCCGCCGAATGAGCGATCAGACCTGGCGATCGGAAACCATAGCCGCGCTCGATCGTATCGAGTTGGTGACCGATCGACTGGCAAAAAAAAGGTGCGATAAATGCCGCCGGATGACGAATTTAGAGGAATGGTGCGAGAGCGTCTGCTCCAAATTGCGAGAAGCCTGGAAGCGATAGAACGTGACTTGCGCGACCACGAACACCGCGTGCGCGACCTGGAAAAGCGCGTTTGGCTTGCGGTCGGCATCGTGATGGCTTTGTCGGCCTTGTCTTGGATTCCGCACGTTCTGCGCGTGCTGCAATGATATTTCGCGCGGCGCAACTCTCGACGCTCGTCTATCCGGCAGCGGTAGCGCATGGCGAAGCAGAGTGCATCGCGCACGATCGCGACGCAGTAGCGCGCGGCGCGCGGGCCTTGGGGCTAGATTTCGTCGCCTGGCATGATGATGCCGCGACGGATACCGAATTTGCGATATTGCGTGAGAGCGGGCGCACATGGGTAGCTGTGCGGGGCACTACAAGTATGCGCGATGTCTATACCGATTTGCGGGCAACCCGGCGCAAATTCCGCGCGGCCGATGGCGATGAAGTACGGGCGCACGCCGGCGGCTACTATTCGGCGCTTTCAGCGGCTGGCACTATCGCAACTCACCTGCGCGCGTATCCTTGGGATTCAATCACGTTTACCGGTCACAGCCTCGGCGGCATGATAGCGCAGATATTGGCCGTGATGATGCCCACGCGCTACGGCGTCGGCGACCGGCGAATCAGCACTGCTACTTTCGGGCAACCGCGTGCCGGTTGTCGTCGCTTCTCGCGCGCGTTGCGCGCGTTAGATGGTACGCACGCGCGCGCGTATCATCGCGGCGACCCAGTGCCCTGGCTACCGGGCGCGATCACCCGGCTCACGCCTTGGCCGCGCTATGTTCACGCGGGCGAGTCGATGGCATGGCCATGCGACCGAGTAGGCATCGCCGCGCACAAGATGGCCGGATACCTAGCCGACGCGGCCGCGCTGCAATAATTTATCGCCATTTCTTTTTGCGCTTGCATTTATACGCTCGGCGCGTATTGTAGCTACCGCAACTAAAACAGGGAGTGATTTATGGAAACAGAAACGGCGATGGACGAAATAGCGGCCGCGAATCTCGCAGCACGTCCAGCCAATCTTCACGGAGCCGATCTAGCAGAGGCCGATCTTGCGGGTTCGGAGCTATGGGGATCGAGACTCACCGGCGCAGATCTTACCGGCGCCAATCTCGCAACGGCCGTTTTACACGGTGCAAATTTGGCAAGCTGCGACCTCATCGGTGCGGATCTTTACCGCGCTGATCTTGCCCGCGCCAATTTGACTGGGGCAAATCTTACCGGTGCGTGTCTCGAAGGCGCTGACTTGCTTATCGCGAAGCTGATCGGTGCAAATTTATATCTCGCAGATCTCACCGGCGCTGATCTTTCGCACTCTGATCTGACCGGGGCTAATCTCGCCGGAGCTAAACTCACCGACGCCAATTTGACCGGCGCAATTATTGCGCCAGGATGGATCGCCACCGAGCAAAAAAAGGGGCAAAAATGATCACCGAAGCCGCGTACAACATCGGAGGCGCGCTGATGCTCGCGCCTATCGTCCTCAGTTTTATAATCGCTTTTATAAGCGAGTTCAGCGACTGAGCATATTCATGCCCGCGCGTCCTCAAGGGCAATGTCAAGGCGCACTCACCCTCTCAACACTGACTCGCCAGCAGGCCAGACGCCCGATAAAAAGACACGGTCGGGTGAACCGCGCGACAAACTCGCTGGCGAGTCGGTGATTTCCCTCTCACTATCTCTCGGACTGCCGCTTGTCGCAAATCCTGCCGCGCGTGACGCAATTCCAGCTCTCGGTGAAACGGCCGACAGCCGCGCGAAACTTTCGGGGGCGCGCGGGCTTTTTAACAAGGAGTAATTATGACACCGCAACAACTGAAGCAAATACGCCACTCGCTGCCACCGAAGAAGGTCGCGACGACCGGGCCGGGAAGGCCCGCGAACGGCGGCAACGGATGGACGCAGCACGATTTCGCCCGCGAACTGGGGATCAGCCCGCGAACCTACGAGGGCTACGAACGCGACGGCGCGATCGTGCCCGCACCAATCGCCAAGCTGGCAAAGATGATCGCGCAGGTGTCGCGATGATGGTCGTGATACTGCAAGCGATCATGCTGCTCCCGGTCGTCATTATCCTCATCGTCGGTGCTGGCGCGATTGCGTGCTATGTCGCCGATTTGATTCGAGCTTTCATCGCAGGGAACGAAAAGCGGTGGCGGCGATGAATCACGACATCAGCTTCCAAAGAGATTGCCACGCCTTCGTAGTGGCTCTGCTCGGCACCGACAGCGACAACGCCGCTGCGTACAAGGCGTGCGGTGAGTGCGGGCGCAAATGGGGCCACTTGGCGCCGCGCGATCAGCTAACCCGCGTATGGTGCTCCTTTTGCTTCGCGACCGACCCGGTGGACGTTGAGCCAATACGCCCCGAATGGTGGGAGACGAAGCCACCGAATTACGTCGATCCCTTTGAGATCGCGCATGAAGACGACGACGAAGAAGAAGAGAAGTACACCGAAAATCAGATCGGCGAAATGGTACACCTGGCCGCGTCAAAACTGCGAGACAAAGCGGGCGCGAAATTGCTGGGGAAAACCCATATCGCAAAGGCAGTGAAAAAGGTGCAATCAGCACTCGCTCGCGAAGGTATCCACCGGCGCGGCGAAGACTTGCGCAAATTCCGCGTGCTGTACTCAAATAGGCTTACGGCCCGACGTAAATACTACCAAAAGAAAAAAAAGCAGGAAGGACACAAATGAACATCACCACCGGCAAAAAAGAGCGTTGCCAGCGCGTCACGATTTACGGCCCGGAAGGCATCGGCAAAAGCACGCTAGCGGCGGCTTTCCCGGCTCCGCTTTTCCTCGATGTCGAGGACGGCACGGCACATCTCGACGTTGCGCGGGCAGCGGTCGCGACATGGGACGCGCTACTCGAAGGCGTTCACCAATTCAACGAAACGATCACTGACAACCCTGGCGAGTACAAGACGCTAGTCATCGACACCATCGATGCGGCCGAAAAACTCGCGCAGCAGTACGTCTGCGCGAAGGCCGGCAAGTCGGGAATCGAAGATTTCGGATACGGCAAGGGCTACCGCTACGCGGCCGAAGGGTTCGCGGTGCTGCTACAAGCACTAGACGACGTGATCGCGAGCCGGTGCAATGTCGTATTGCTCGCACACTCGCACTTGCGGAAATTCGAAAAACCTGACGAAGCTGGCGCATACGATCGCTATGAACTCAAGTTACACAAGCTCGCGGCCGCTGCCGTCAAGGAGTGGAGCGACGCGGTACTCTTCGCGAACTATGAGACCTACGTTATCGACATCGACGGCACAAAAAAAGCCAAAGGCGGCAAGCGCGTACTACATACCGCGCACGCGCCGTGCTGGGATGCCAAGAACCGGCACGGACTAGCCGACAAACTGCCGCTCGCTTGGGATGCGATCGCGGCTATCGTGCCAGCCACGACACCAGCAAAGGCCGAGCAGGAGCAAGACCCGGCAGCGTTTCCGGCGCTACTTTTCGAGCTCATGCAGCGCGATAATGTGACCGAGCAGGAACTGCGCGATGTCAACGCCGCGCGCGGCTACTATGGCGCGGAAGTGTCGCCCGCAAATTACTCAGCCGATCACGTCGATCGGCTCATCACACAGTGGGATGCGGTCAAAGGTTTGATCGCAACCGCAAGAACAACAAACAAGGAGCTATGATATGGCTGCCCTCGATTGGGAAAACATCAACCTGCAAAAAGCGTCAGAACCGCAACACACGCTGCTACCGCCTGGCGAGTACGAATTCACCGTCATCGGGCTGGAACGCGGAATGCATACCGCAAAGCCGGGCGGCAAGATCGGCAACTGCCCAAAGGCTGAAATCAGCATCCGCATCGAATCTGAACACGGGAACACGGGGCTGAAAGAGCGTCTTTTTCTCGATGATTCGTGCCTCGGCATCATCAGCGCCTTTTTCAATTCAATCGGCCTTTACGATGCGCCGAGCTGGGATATCGAAGGCAAAACCGGGCGCTGTAAGATCAAAACTCGCGAGTATGAGGGCGACAAATACAACACCGTGGCGCGGTGGCTACCCGCACCGCAAGACGCGCAAGCTGACGCGCTATCGGTCTTTTAATATGGAACTGCGCGCATACCAACTAGAAGCCCTGCGCGCAGTGTTGCGCGAGTGGCGTACGGTGAGACGTACGCTGCTCGTGCTTCCGACGGGAACAGGGAAAACCATTGTATTTTCGCACCTTGCGAAAAGACTAACCGAAGCGGGCAAGCGAGTGCTGATACTCGCGCACCGCGAAGAGCTGATCGACCAAGCAATCGACAAGCTACACCGCGCGACGGGGATCTGTGCCAGTAAGGAAATGGCGAAGCACAAAGCCGACCGGGGCGCGAGCGTCGTAGTGGCGAGCGTGCAGACGCTTACCGGGGATCGCTTGGCATCATGGCCAGCCGATAATTTCGACGTGCTGATCATCGATGAGGCTCATCACACGCTGGCCGATAGCTACATGAGGATCATCGGCCAATTCAGCACCGCGCGACTTTTGGGCGTGACGGCAACACCGGATCGCGGAGACAAAAAAGGATTGCAAAAGGTCTACGATTCTATTGCGTATCAGTACCGTCTCGGCAAAGCGATCAAGGAAGGGCACCTGTCGCCGGTCAAGGCGCTAACACTGCCGCTCGAAATTGATTTGAGCAAGGTGCGCACACAAGCTGGCGACTTTTCCGCACGCGAAGCCGGCAACGCTCTCGACCCCTACTTGGAACAGATTGCCGACGCGATGGACATTCATTGCCGCCAGCGGAAAACCGTCGTATTTTTGCCGCTAATCGCGACATCACAACGCCTCGCCGCTATGCTTTCAGCGCGCGGCGCGCGAGTCGCTGAAATAAACGGCAAAAGCCCTGACCGTCGCGAGATCCTGCAAGACTTTTCTACGGGCAAATATCATGTGCTATGTAATTCTATGCTGCTAACCGAAGGATGGGACGAGCCGAGCGTCGATTGCATCGTGTGTCTGCGACCGACAAAAATACGCGCGCTATATGCGCAGATAGTCGGGCGCGGGATGCGATTGCATCCTGGCAAGGATCACCTACTGCTGATTGATTTCTTGTGGCATACCGCGAACCACCAGCTATGCCGGCCCGGTTCGCTAGTTGCTGAAAATGACATGGCTGATCGAATGGCAAGCCGCGATCCCGGCTCAGAGTACGACCTTCTCGAAGGTGCCGAAGAAGCAGAACGCGACGCGACCGCAGAACGCGAAGAAAAACTGGCGCGCAAGCTCGCGGAAATGCGGCATCGGAAGAAAAAACTGGTGGACCCGCTGCAATATGCGATCAGCATATGCGACACCGACTTAGCCGACTATGTGCCGGCTTTCGGATGGGAGCATGACCCCGCGACTGAGCCACAGCGCAACGCGCTAGAGCGTGCCGGCATCGATCACGCAGTCGTAGAAACGAAGGGACAAGCGGCCGCGATCATGGACACGCTCAAGCGGCGCCGCGAAGATGGACTCGCGACACCGAAGCAAGTGCGGTTGCTGGAGCAACGCGGATTCGAGCGCGTCGGTCTTTGGACATTCGACCGCGCGACCGCTATGATCTCACAACTCGCGCGCAACAACTGGCGCGTAACGCCGATCATGCGACAACTCGGAGCGATGCAATGACACGACGAACACAAATCATGCTGGCCACTATGCGCCTCGGCAAATTCGACTGCATGGGCGACACCGAAGACGCGCAAATTCTGCGAGAACTGGCGCACAGTTGCGGGCATATATTCCGCCTCGAATCGATCCCGGTCGAAGGATACGCGCCCATCCTGCGGATGATATACCGCGAGCCGAACACCAGCACAAGCCGATAAAACGCAATAGCACAGCACAACAAAACAGGGAGAAAAAAATGAAACAGTACGACGGCGGGCCGCGTGAATGCCCGTTCAAAGTGGAAGCAGCGAAATGAGCGAACAGATGAGTTTATTTGATTTTTCAGGAAACGCGCAGACACCGCAGGGACTCGCCCAAGACATTGCGCGTGCCCTCGATGGCATGTGCATTGGCGAAAAGGTTGCCGCCCTGAATGACGTGCGCCGCATCCTGCATGCAGCGAGTCCGTTCCATGCTGAACCCGTTGATTTGGTGCAATGGGTTGCCGTCGATGACGTTGCGGCCAATGACTACAACCCGAACAGCGTAGCGCCGCCTGAAATGGAATTGCTGCGACACTCCATTAATCACGATGGATATACGCAGCCAGTGGTAACATGGAACGCCCAAGATGGCCGCGAGGTGATTGATGGATTCCATCGCACTAGGGTTTGCAAGGAGTTGGACGACGTAAGAAATCGCGTTCAAGGCTTCTTGCCAGTCGTGACCATCAATGATGACTGCGTAGAAAGAAATGACCGCATCGCCTCAACCATCCGGCACAACCGCGCACGCGGCAAGCATCGCGTCGATTCAATGTCGGATATTGTCCTGGAACTCAAGAAGCGCAACTGGACAGATAGGCGAGTTGCAAAAGAACTCGGCATGGATGAGGATGAGATATTGCGACTGTGCCAAGTGTCGGGACTGTCAGACCTTTTTGACAATCAAGACTTTTCTGCCGCGTGGGACATCGGCATTTTCGATGAAGGTGACTTTCAGTTCGACGATGAAGGCGAACCCGTTGAACACGAAGAGGGCGGTCGCATCTACCACACTTGGGATAAATGGGAATGCTTCGGTGCAAACTTTTACGGGACATCCGCACCGAGCGGAATGACGGGCCAAGAGTGCGAAGAGGCATACAGGGAGCTGCTATCTAATGCTGCACTCTTCGACGGTGTCCTCGATAAAGTCTTGAATAAATGGCCCCACTCCTGCGAACACTACCTGACCAACGAGAGCATGAACCGCATTGCCTGGCTTGGCCAGGCAGCACTCGCCTATGAGCATGGCATTCCCGCATGCTTCCGAGGTGGCTATAATCTTCTCACTGAGTCCGAGCAACAGGAGGCGGATCGCATAGCCATGAAGCATCTGAACCAATGGCTATTGGCCAATGGTCGCACACCGGTTGATGTGGACACGGTGGAATCCAAAACACAGGCGAACATGTACTGATGAGCAAGCTCAAGCAATACACTAACCAAGACACTTATTGCGCGGGCATTGAGCGCGTTCAATATGCATTCGACCACTTCAAAAAAGTCTATGTGTCGTTCTCAGGCGGCAAGGACTCAAGCGTAATGCTGCACCTTGTTGCCCAAGAAGCGATACGGAGAGGGCGAAAGTTTGCCGTCCTCATTATCGACCTTGAGGCGCAATACTCCAACACCATTTTCCACATTGAAGAGATGCTGGACATGTACGCGGAGATCATCGAACCCTACTGGGTATGCCTACCGCTGTCTCTCCGCAACGCGGTAAGCAACTTTGAACCGCGCTGGGTATGCTGGCAACGCGATGCAGAGGAGCAATGGGTTCGCCCCATGCCGAAGCGTAGCTGCGTGATCTCTGGCGAGGATTACTTCGACTTCTTCCAAGACGAAATGGAGTTTGAAGAGTTCATGGTTCTCTTTGGCGAATGGTACGCGAAGGGGGTTGACACATGCGGCTGCATCGGCATTCGTGCTGATGAATCACTGAATCGATTCCGAACGATCGCCAGCGAGACGAAGGAAATGCATGGGGTCGCTAGGTTCACCACAAAGGTTTCGGACCATCTTTTCAACCTATATCCAGTGTACGACTGGAAGACTCAAGACATTTGGCGATTCCATGCCGTGCATCAAGATTTGCCACACAATGCGGTCTATGACCTTATGCATTTGGCCGGCATGTCAATCCATCAAATGCGACTGTGCCAGCCCTATGGGGACGACCAAAGGCGCGGCCTGTGGCTTTATCATATTCTGGAGCCCCAAACATGGTACAGGGTCGTTGCCAGGGTCAATGGGGTAAATAGCGGCTCGCTATACATTAACGAGACGGGCAACGTGAATGGCTATAACCGTATCAGCAAGCCAGAGGGGCACACCTGGGAATCCTTCTGCAAGCTGCTCTTGGCAACCATGCCGAAGCTGACTCGCGACCACTACACTCCAAAGTTCCAAGACTGGATGCGCCGATGGCGTTACAGGGGGTACTCGCGCGGTATTCCAGATGAAGCCCCAAAGCAGTTGGAGAACAAGTATTGGGCACCATCATGGCGCCGTCTATGTAAGGTTCTGCTGCGCAATGACTGGTGGTGCAAGGGGCTTGGATTGACGCAGCCCAAGTCAGACGCCTATGGGCGATATCTGCAAATTAAGAAAAACAGGCAGGAAAAATGAGCAACACAAAAAAGATCCCAGAGCGCGATCAGATTGAGTTCGCATTTTGAACGCCATCGACCGATATCTGCAATCGCCGCCCGTCGAGGGCCAGCGCAACCTGGAGCTGTACAGGCACGCGGCATTCGCGCTCAATGACGGGTGGCCGGAGAGCAAAGCGCAACAAGTGCTAGGCGACAAGGCCCGGCGCGATGGGCTGACCGATCACGAAATAACCCGGACGATTGCCTCGGCATATCGCACGACACCGCGACCGTCATCAAAGCCGGCACCGCGAAAGCGAAAGGGCGGCGCGCTCGATTGGGAGAACATTACGCTACTGCCACCTAGCCAGCAACGGTTATCCGACGACCCGACGCCGGAGATGATCACGCTTGAAGAATCGGCCAAGCAGATAGCCGACTACCTGCGCGCAGTGTTCGAGCCAGGCGAACTCGTCGGCTACGTTCAACGCACGTTCGAGAAGGGCGGGCGCATGGCACCGGCCGACGCTGGCGAATGGCGGGAGCGCGACGAGCTGATCACGTTGTGCGAATCCGGCGACACCGTGCCGATCATCGGCCAAGCGGGCAACGCGGGCGCGTTTATTCGATTTAATCCGCTCGACGGCGCCGGGGCTAAAGATGCGAACGTAACCGCATACCGGCACGCCCTGGTGGAATCCGACAGCGTGCCGATCGACAAACAACGCGAGATCCTACAAAAGCTAGAGCTACCGATCACCGCGCTCGTGCATAGCGGCAACAAATCTTTGCACGCGATAGTCAGAGTAGACGCAGAAGACCGCGCGCAATATGTCGAGCGCGTCGCCAAGCTATACGAGATATGCGAAGCCGAAGGTTTACCGCTCGACAAGCAGAACAAAAATCCTAGCCGGCTATCACGGCTGCCGGGAGTGATGCGATCAGACAAGGTGCAGGCGTTGGAAGCAGTCAATATAGGCCGCGCGAATTGGTCTGAGTGGCGCGCGTGGATGATCGACCGCGACGACGACCTACCGCCGATGGCAACGCTCGACATCGGCAACGGCGAGCCGCCAGTCAGGCCGGAAATAATCGAGGGGATGTTGCGCGAAGGTCACAAGCTGCTGATCGCTGGCCCGTCTAAGGCCGGCAAGTCGTTCCTCCTGCAACAGCTCGCGCTTTCAGCATCATGCGGCGGCGAGTGGCTAGGGCATCGCATAGGCAAGCCGCGAAAGGTGCTTTATGTCAACCTGGAACTAGACCCGCAGAGCAGTCGGCGCCGCTTTTGGACGATCGCGCAAAAGTTGCAAATTCTGCCAAAAAGAAGTATCACAATTTGGGATCTAAGAGGTCGCGCGGTGAGCCTTCGCGAACTAGCGCCGAGGCTAGTGCGAAGAGTTCACGATTCTGGCGTTGAATTGATTATAATAGACCCGATATACAAGGTGCTGACGGGCGACGAAAACAGCGCGTCGGAGATGGCCGAGTTTTGTAATCTTTTCGATATGATCAGCACAGAACTAAACGCCGCGATTGTTTACTGCCATCATCACAGCAAGGGCGCGCAAGGGCAAAAAGCAAGCCACGACCGCGCCAGCGGTTCCGGTGTTTTTGCGCGTGATCCTGACGCGATCATTGACCTAATCGAGCTGATGATAGGCAACGAACGACGCGACGAGATTAGCGAGGCGTGGGAACTGGCCGCAATGCGCGAGACATTGGCCGAAACCGGCGCACCCGTGCCGGAGATGCCCGCAAATGAGCTGATGCGATGGACGCACAGCAACGCGGCCGCCATTGCGCACGATGTCGCCGACGCAAGGGCAAAAGCACAAGACGCCGCAGCGATAACGACCGGATGGCGAGTAGAAGCGACGTTGCGAGAATTCGCGCCACCGGCGCCGCGTCGGATGTTTTTCCGATACCCGGTACACGTTGACTCTTCGCAGATGCTGCAAGGTGCATTCGCGGCCGGCGAGAACGAGAACCCAGCGACACCCACACAGAGCCAGCAAACCACGCCAGCGACGCCGGAGCGAAAGCAACAGAAGCGCGAGCAGACGGCCGCAATTAAACGGCTGATCAGTATCGAAAAGCTACGCCTGGTAATGCTCGCGACAGCCGAAGAGAACGGCAAAAAGCACGGAGATGAAGCACGGCCGCCGAGCGGCGCGCAACTGCGGCGCAAATGGGCTGAGACTTGGGGCAAGGGCATATCGCATACTAAGCTCACCGGGCTAATTCGAGCGGCTACCGAGCAAGCGGAATGATAGGCCATTTTATGACACAAAGAGACACAACCGGGACAAATCGCCATGACTGCCGGTGAGGGGGTGGACAGGACTGTACTGGATACGGTGGATACGGTGGATACGCACCCCCTTAGGGGGGCGCT